CTAAAGATAGCTTTAACTTTTTCTAGTTCAGTATCTTTTAGAGTAGCTTGGTATAGTGTATCTTTGTTAGCACTCACAACTTCTTGTTGTATGCGTTCTATTGTTCTATCGTCTGCCATTGTTATTTCCCTTTGTTTATTTTTTGATTATGTTTAATACTACCATAAGAATTTTGATATGTCAAATAAAAAACCCCCTATGTCCTTGAACATAAGGGGTTTCACTTGTCGTTTTCCATTTCGTTTCCTATTCTTTTAAGTGATTGTAGCTATTACTAATAAAACTATTGTCGCCCAAAAAAATGTCGCTAGTGTTATTTGCATATATCCTGCCTTTCTGTCTTTCTTTTTTTACACTATGCAAATCTTACGCTTTACTTTTTCTTATGTCAAGTTAGTAATACATTATATCTTGCCATATCAAAGCAATATATACAGACGCTATAATAAAAATAAATATTTTATATTTAATATTACTCATATTTTTTGATTGTCCTGTCATTGGTTTTACTAGCATTTTTAAAACTTTCATCTAATTGTCTTTGTTTAAATAATTCTCTATCTAGTTGTGCAATTCTCATTTCAGATATTATAAAACCAACAAAGCCAATTAATATAAAAGCTATTCCAATATATAGAATTGTATTCATATTTTTTTATCCCTTTTTTATTTTTTAATTATGTATAAATCTAACATAAAAATTTAAGTGTGTCAAATATATCACAGTTGTTGTATAAATATCACACAATTATAGGTTGTGAATAAATACAACTAATACTTGATATCACGTGATATAATGTGATAATGAGAATCATTATCAACTAATTAAAAGTAAATTAAATTAAAAATAATTTGACTTAACCTACTCAAAATGCGATATTGAATTACGAGTTTGATTTAGCTTTAGTATAAATTTAAATAAATTACTATTTTATTAAGTAGCTTTTTAATTTAGAAATTAAAATACTTTGTAATAAATTTTTAGCAGTTAGCATTACTGGTTAAAAGTCGGTTTAAAATTTCCGATAAAATAATTATGAATAATTAAAAAAAATATTTAATGTGTTCTGACGTATCAACTGTCGGAAAGTGTAGGTCAAAATGACTAAAGAAAAAACAAAATCAGAAAAGAAAAAATCTGATGAAAAGAAAAAAGATAATTTTTGGAAAAATATTAAGGGTTTATCTAAAGTAGATACACACTTAAAAAACTTACAAAAATTAAGCGACAAGATAGAGGTTAAAGGACTTTCAAATTTTGTGCTTTTTGCTAATGACATTGTAGCAATTTACAATGAAGTAAAGGCACAATCTGAAAAAGTTTCTTTAAATATTAAAGACGCTTTTAAGATGTCGCAATTCAGACAGCTTATGTATAGTCGAGTAAATTATCCATCAGAAAAAACACCTGACGGAAAGTACATAAGAAATTCAGTTTTTGAAACTGCAACAACAAGGGCTTTAAAATTAGCATTGTTGCTAGTAAATAAAACTGCTGGAATATGTGTCAAAGAATATAAAGTTTATGTAGTAAGTAAAGAATTATATCCCGAAGTAAAAGTTATCGGTGGCGATAGTTCTTTAACTTATGTACAAAATAATTCTGAAGAATTAATTTTACTAACTGTTAAAGGGTTAGAAACTTTATATAAAAGAATAGCACCGACTGATACAAAAACAGTTGATAAAGATAACGAAGATATTACAGAAAAATTTAAATCTATTAAAGTAGTTTTAAATTCTGAAATATTAAAACGTCAAAAAAACCCTGACTATATTATGGAAAATTATGGCAAGACTGATTTTGAAATAATAAATCAAATCGTTAAAATTGCTATGAGATTATCCGAGCAGTATTCAAGGGATAATTCAAACGACACTAAAGACGGAAAGACTAAAGATACTTCAGTAATTTCTATCAGTAGTGCAACGTATGAAATTAAGAATAACAAAGGGCAAATTTTAGGTACATCTAAAATTGCTTAATCAATAACAATCAATAGACAGTTGGTACATCTGAACACATTAAATTTTACCAAGTGATTTACAAGGGAAGTTATAGCTACAAAAATTTACTATCCCTAAATTTCCCCTGAGTGATAACCAAATTTTTACTAGGGGGATTTTTTGGAAACACTTAAAAAATTTTTATGAAACACCTGACAATATTATAGCTGGACTTTGATTTTCTACAAAGATTAACTTTGTTTTACATTAGGGTATGCAGGCGACCACCCCCCTTAACCTAGATAGTATATATAGCTACACCAGAAAATTCCCAAGTTCTCTGTTAACCATACTCTGGGCTATATTTCAGGGCAATTATTCTACATAACTCCCGACAATATCCCTAGGGGTCAACTTGTAAATATATCTTTACTATAGACATAAGGACCCCCTGGGGGTACCTATGTACATTATACACCCCATATTCAATTTTGTCAAGATGATTCTTAAGACAGATTGTCACACCCTAAAATATTGCTTGACAAAATAGTTAACAGTGTGTATAATAGAATCAGGTGCACTTTAAAAGGACACACAAACACAAACGCATAAGACATGCACACACGGTCATCACTAAACTGCACCACTAATTGAGAATTCCCTAGGGTTCTCGTATACTATGATTAAGATAAATACTAAAAAGATTCCGTTTACGGAATTAATGGAACTGATAAATGCAAAACATGGATTCTACTATAATGCCGACTCAAAAAAGAAGCTTGACCGAATCACAGGAAAAGTTTCTAGACGCATTGTTCGGAGAAGCAAAGGGCGATCCGAAAAAAGCAGGGGAATTGGCGGGATACTCAGAACATTCATATCCTAAAGTTTTGCGTAACTTGAAACAAGAGATTGTTTCGAGAGCAGAGAATTACTTAGCTACTCATTCCGCTAAAGCTGCTACTAAAATAGTAGATATGCTTGAAGAGGATGGTACAACACCCCATGCCAATATTAGAATGGAAGCGGCAAAACAAATACTAGATCGAATAGGTGTTGTTAAAAAAGATCAATTGGATATTAATATGAAAGCAATGCATGGAATTTTCATATTACCAGCTAAAGATAACATTGACAAAGATCAAAAGAAAAGCTAGAACAATTCCTTTCGGATATAAACTATCTGAAGATAAAGATTATATAGAACCTATTGAATCAGAATTGAAAGCTTTAGAAAAAGCAAAAGAATATTTAAAAACGTGTTCATACAGAGAAGTGGCAATATGGCTAACAAAGGCAGCAGGAAGGTATATATCATATGTCGGACTTAGAAAAAGAGTTAAACGAGATACCGCCTCCAAAGCCAAAGAAGAAAGTCAAACACAAAGCCAAGCAGTCAGCTAAACTCGTTTTACAGAGAACACGCAAAAAAGTTGCTAAAGCAGAACAGTCACTCCGTTCAGCTAAACGTCATGCAGAAAATGTTAAAGATAAACTGTTAACTATTAATAAAGCATTAGACGGTAAAGAGCAACAATTAATAACGCAAGACGTAATAGATAGTGCTTCAAAAAATATACAGGAGCATGTTAAGTCACAAGAAGTTGTTTTTAAACCTAACTCAGGTCCACAAACAGATTTCTTAGCATCTTCTGAAAGAGAAGTATTTTACGGTGGAGCACGGGGTGGAGGCAAATCATATGCAATGTTAGTTGATCCTCTACGCTATTGTGATAAAACAAATCACCGTGCACTATTACTTAGAAGGACAATGCCTGAATTGAGAGATTTGATTACGCATTCTCAACGATTATATAGCAGAGCATTCCCAGGAGCAAAATGGAGAGAACAAGAAAAAGAGTGGAGATTCCCGTCAGGAGCCAAGATAGAGTTCGGGTACGCAGAAAACATGACAGATGTTTTACGTTACCAAGGGCAATCTTACACATGGATAGGAATAGACGAACTTCCACAATATCCTTCGCCAGATATATATAATTTCTTAAGATCATCTTTACGTTCAGTTGATCCCGAGATACCTGTGTTTATGAGAGCCACAGGAAATCCAGGAAACATAGGTTCACAATGGGTTAAGGAAATGTTTGTTGAACCAGGAGAACCTAATAAATCATTTGATATTAATATTAGTACTCCTGCAGGTAATAAAATAATTACAAGAAGATTTATTCCAGCTAAGTTGCAAGATAATCCTTATCTAATGCAGACAGATGATTATTATGCAATGTTGGCATCTTTACCTGAAGTACAACGTAAACAATTTTTAGATGGAGATTGGGATGCATTTGAAGATTCA